GCATACTACGATCATTAATAATGTTTTGATCAATAGCTGTAGTAACACCAAGGTCATTTGTTATGGCTGTAATAAAATTTCTGTGTTCGATGTTGGTGAGTAAAAATTGATTTTCAACATCGGTTTTTGACCAAGACTTGATAGTATCATAATGATTTTTTACAGTATCGTCGATATCAAATTTTAAGGGTGCTAGAGCATCCACTAGGGTAATAATATTTTTTTCTGTGTAGTCTGTCCAACATTTTTTGTTATTTGGTGCTGATGACCAGTTATCACATTTTTTTGAAACATCGGTTAAAACTTTACGAATCTGTGAACTAAATGTAAATTCTACAGTTAGCACGGGATTTTGATGCTCGTCATTGTTTACATACAATTTCTTAACTTGTTCTATTTGTCTAAACTTTCTCGACCATGCTGGTTCTGTAATCGCGTCCGTTATCTGTTCTGAAATTATGGATAACTTTTCTTGATTTTCTTTAAGAATCTTTAACAATAGTCGACTTTGATTTTCAGTAATAAAAAAATGACTTTTAATCGAAGTGTATAGATTATTTAGAATATCATAATCACGTTTAGTCAGTTGTAGTCGAGCATAATCATTATGCTGATTTATGATATCGAGTAATAAGTTATCTACAGTAGTCATGTTAGTAAGTATACACTAATAAAATTAGTAAATCAACCTTTTAGAAAAAAATAGGCCTCAATTTTATTTAAGGCCTATAGTCTGCCAAATGGGCAAATTGATTACAGAGTTGCGTCTTCCATACCAGCTACTCGAAGTTTAACAATGTTTGTTAGCATCCATTGTTTTTGATCAAGCGCCTTAGTAATACCTAGCCATTTGTTGCGTAGCAAAGCAAACTCGTTGATAATTTTTTCAAAGTCAACCACATCTGCTTCACCTTCGACAAATTTTTCACAATCACGACTACTTAAAGCACGTTGATAGTTTTCTAAGTATTTACGGAAATGACTGCTTTTTAATCTACGTAATTCAATGTTAAGATATTCTAATATCGCTTCAATCTCTTGTAATTGTCCAAACCTATGTTCAACTACACCAGGCATTGCCGCCGCGGCTTTTTCAACATTACCAGTGACACGGCACTCTTTTTTAGCTTCTAAAAGTTCAGCTTCGAAGTAATTTGCCGCGTCTGGAATATTACTAATATCTTTGGCGATGTCAGAATACCAACCCATTAAAACTCCAATTCGTCTACATCATCACTATCATCACTGTCTTCATCAAGATAGTATTCAATAGCGTTGTCTAGTATAGGATCAACACCCATAGAGTTCTGCATGATTCTGTCAGTTGTTCCAAAATCTGCTAGTAAATCTACATAGCGTTCAGCTATAGCTTCAACTTGTTTCTTATCTATGTAATCGGAAAATAAGACCCAGATGTCACCAATTTGTTGTTCATTCAACATTTTCTTCTGTCTCCTCAGGAATGGTAGTTGTTGTATTATATGCTAAATGGAATTTTGCCATTAACATATCTAATTTATCATCTTTCCATTCTTTTCGGTAGAATTTGAATTCTTCACCTGTCTCCGGATCAACCCACTTGAGTCTGTTGCCTTCTTGCTTTAACAAGCCGGCTTTTTCACACAAGTCAACTAGTCCTGAGTAAGGATTCATACCTGTTTCGTATGGAATTTTTACCTGTAGTGTTTCAAAAGGTTTAGCATAACGAGTCTTCATAATCTTACAAGCGGCACGGATACCGTTGACTTCTGAAGTCTTATTACCGTCATCATCTTCTTTAAGTTTGAGTTTCTTCATAGCGACAACGATCGAACTTGCGTAAACAAATCCTTGTCCACCTGAAATTTTGTCATCTGGATCAAACATATCTTGACTTGCGTATGTGTGATTAGTTGCTACTAGACCAACATTGTAATTACCAAACATATTAACACAATTACGAACAAGTGCTGTAAGTGCTTTAGGTTTACGACCCATGTCACCTTTCAAATCACCTGCTTCAAACTGATTAACGTCGGTTGGAGTTAAAAGCATACCAAGGCTGTCTATGACAAAGAGGACCTTCGGACGGTCAGTCATTTCCTTGTATTCTTTCATGAACTCGTTGATAGTTTTAGCAACGTCATCAATCATAGCCATGTTAAGTTTTAACAATTTTTCTTCGCTTGTGTCAACCCCTAACGCATGAAGCCATTTTTCATCGAGTGCGTTCTCACTATCGATCAAGATAACATAAATGCCTTGTTCTTGAGCATTTTTAACAATGTTACCTGAACAGATATAACTTTTGCCAGCACCTGATTCACCAGCAAATACAGTAACTTTACCAAGTGGAATACCTTTGTTAAAGTCACCTGAGATTAAGTAGTTCAAGGCAAAATTGCCTGTACTGACCCAATCAGTAGGATCATTAAATCCTACACCAAGTCCGTCAATTGACTTGGTCAAAGTTTTTCTAAACTTTGATAAATCGAAGGCTTTTGTAGCCATAGTTAATTCTCCTAAATGATTAACGGGGGACTAGCCCCCGTTGCCTTATTACTTCTGACGATTGCGAATCATTGCCAAGATGTCTTGGGCACGTGAGTCACCGCTTGCTGATTCAGATGCTGGAGCAGCCGCTGGTGCCGCTTTTGCTACTGGAGCAGGAGCTTCGTCCTCAAAGTCTTCATCTGCCGCAGGAGCAGAGGCTTTAGGAGTTGACTTAACAGGATCGCCAGTGTTTTGGCTCATACCTGCTGGTTTGAAATATTGACCCCAACGATCCATGTCATATGGCTCGCCGTCAACTGACGCTTCAAACATTTCCTTCATAACTTTCAATTCAACTTCGCCTGGCTTCTTAGGCAAAAAGTCTGACAAGTTAAACAAGCCATATTGTTTAATAGCGGCATTTTCAGCATCGCTCAATGGACGCTCACGACGTGCCCAACTTGAAGTTGAGTAGTCTGCGTAACCACCTTTTGAACCTTTCTTCATGCGATAGTCTAAGCCATGTACAAAGTCAGTTGGCAAATCTTCCAACTCTGGATCCACTAATGCGGCACGAATTGATGTAAAGATTTGAGGTCCGATGATGAAACGACGGATTGGGTTTTCTGGTAGGTCTTTCTCGCCTAGCCCATCTTCAACGATGAAACCTTGGAAAATATAACTACGCTTTTTCCAGTACTTACGACCCATATCTTCTAGTGCTGGATCCTTAAACCAAGGACGCACTTCTGATAAGATTGGGCAAGTATCGCCATACATTTCTACGCATGGTACTTGTACTGTGATGTTTTTGCTTTCTGATTCACCTTTGATTCCAGCGAATGGCAATTTGATCATTGCTCGTTCAACCCAGAAAAAAGTGTTGTCTTGATTACCGTCGGGTAAGAAACGAAGTACGGATTCACCGCCTTCTTTGAGATTCCAGAACGGGTAAATTGAATTATCACCGCCTGTTCGTTCGCCTGAACCTTTTGATTCAGATGCTTTAAGTTTTGCTCTAATTTCAGCCAAAGTTGCCATAATGTTCTCCTATATTAGCCTTTGATGTTTACTGCTTATTTGCCTATATTTGTTTGAACCCTATCAAACAAAAAGCGCATACATGTTATTGTATACGCTTTTATTTAGCAGAGCAAGAAGATTCTTGCCTAAAAAGTGAGTAGTTTACTCAATTACCTTGCCAATTGAATAATACGTGCTAATGTTTGATCTTCGCTGTACCCTACTGATTCAGCTTGTACTGATGAGTTAGCATTATTTTGAACAGCCGCCTTTGGATCATATCCGCCTGCTTGATTAACTTGTCCCATATTTGGACCTTGTGTAGTATTAGCAGTTGCGTTTGAAGGATTAGGTTGTGCTTCCCCATCCCAAGTTCCGTTACCACCTGCTACTGGAGTAGATGCTGCCTTTTGTCCTTGCATTGCTAACGATACTGCTTTGTCTGGACTAATCGCAGGAGCAGTTGTTGCGCCAGTTGCTGCCTGTTGCACTGGTGCCGGTTTAGTTCCTTGAGCTGGTTTGTTACCGACTGGTTTAAATCCTTGCGGTACTGGAACTCCGGCTTTTTGTAATGCGGCCATTGTATTTTGACCAATAATGCCATCCGCCTTCAAACCGTTTGCTTTTTGGAATGCTTGAATTTCTGCTGGTGTTGTTGGCCATTTTGGTTTAGCACCTTGAGTAGCACCTTGAGCAGGTTTATCAAGTCCTACCATATGAGCCGGATCAGTTGCGTTCCAGCCTTGAGCAATACCTTGTCCGATGTCGCCTGCGTGATTCCAAACACCTTTAGCGGCATCCCATACTGCTCTAGCTGGTGCTGTTGCCAATCCTGCTGCACCGCCTAACACTTTACCTACACCTGTAGCAAAGTTAGTAGCTGTACTTGGTTGACCTTGGGCCGCAGCCTGTTGTGCTGCCGCTTGTTGTTGTGGCACTGGATTTGTTGCGCCGCCTTCAACAACAGCCATGTATTCACGTAATGATGCTACTTTATTACGTAATTCTGATTCTGTGATTATATTTTTGCTCATGGGTTTTGTCCTTGAATATCGTTAAATTTGCTCAATATGCCTTTCATCATGTCCTGTGGGTTCATTTGAACTCCGGGCATACTAACTGTTTGGTTTGGAGTATCGTTGGCGGCTTTTTGTAAAACTTTTCCAATTCCGCTTTTAGCAAGCTCGGGTGCTTTTTTATTAATAGCATCCATTGCCGCTGGTATTTGATCTGGATGTTGACTTAATGCTGTCAACTGTTGTAATAACTGATCAACATTAAATTCATTTTGCTGTTCGCCCATGTCAATTTCCATTGAAGGCGGTTGGTTACCCACACCTGCTAATTTTTTAATATGACCTAGTTCATGTTGATTATGACTGCTAGGATCCATCTTATCAATTAAGGCAATAACATGTTTAACGTGATGTGGTTCTGCGCCTTTGAACTCGCCGTTTTTAAAATCTTTTAATACTTTAATCTTAGCACGGGTGCCGCCAATTGTAAAGTTTTTATTTTCTTTGTTCCAAAATCCTGCTATTGCTTTTAGGATATCGCTAACTGGATCATGTGACTGTTCAAAGCCAAATTCTGCTGGATCCATTCCGCATTCACGAATACAATCATGTAATGTCATTTCTTTATGACCAAAATCTAATTTAGTATCTAATTTTGCGCCTGCTTCTTTAGCCTTGTGAATTGCTTTTAACAAGCCAGCGTGTGATAATGCTTTTGCTGTATCACGACCAGTGCGATTTGGATTATGTGGTTTCTTAAACTGATGTTTTTCTTCGTCACCGTCGGTGTCCCAAGGCAAGTCGTCTGTACTTTCAGCAACTGGTGCTGGAGGAGGTATAGCACCTGCTTCTGCTGGAGGAGCACTTGAGGCCATATCTGGAGGCATAGCGCCTGCTTCTGCTGGAGGAGCACTTGAGGCCATATCTGGTGCTGGTGCTGGTGCCGCTTCTGGTGGAGGAGTTGCCGGAGCTGCCGCTTCTGGTGGGACTTCTTCTCCACCAACTGGTGTTTCACTTTCGTGATCAAAATTCAGTTCGTTTGCAGCAATTAGTTCTTTAGCAATTTCACCTGCGTGTGGAGCAAGCGGTTCGTGAATTTCATCATCTGCTAGGTCACCTAAATACATCTTAACAGCAATACCAGCATCATCGTCACCACTTAAACGTGACAAATATTCTTTTGTAAATGTATCGCTATCAATAATACCTTTTAAACTTTGACTAGCAGTTAGTCCGCCTTGGCCAGCTGGTAGTCCTGGAGCAAGAATGTCTTTTAGATTTTGTAGAGCATGTCCGCGTACTTCGATGTTCTTGCTGAATAAAGTATTGCGACCTTCTTGACTTTCTTCATCTTCGTTAACAAACCCATTAAAGAAATTTTCTAATTCTATTTCTTCTTTAGTTAGTTTTTCGCCAGCTTTATGAGCACCGGCTCTGCGTTGTTCAGCTTTCTTGTATGCCGATGGAGCAAAATCTTTTTCGTCAACATCACTAGAATAAGCATCACCTGCTTTTTCATATTCGTCGGCATCTTTCTCAGCTTTGCCTTTGTAAGACCTTAACGTGTCTTTGCTCAACTCGCTTAGGATATCATCAGGTGCTAATTCTTTAACTGGAATTTCTGATTCGTCAACTAAACGGAAAATATATGGAAATGCTGTTTTTAATTCTTCGTTGAATGTACGGATTGTCAAACGATCAATCCAATCACTCATGATTTCTTCTGGGATCATTTGCTCTTCGCGATCTTCAAATGACTCAGCAAATTGTTCATAGTATGCTGGGCGTTGTAAGAATTGGATTTCTTTTTTGACTTCTTCAATACGTTCCATTACCTTAGTAGTAATGTCTCCCATTGCTTCGCCTAGTGTTTCATTGCGGCCAACATAGCCTTTAAATTTACGTAATTGTGCTAATTCTTCTGATAAACTTGTAATGTGCTTGCCAATTGGATCGTATGGATTACCACCGTGTTTTAAATGTTCTGCTAGAGCGCGAGCACCATTTAAATGTTTGAAAGGATATTTAAAACGTTCACCTTCTGCGTTTTCGACATAAATGCTTTCAATGTGCATTGTGCGTCCAGCGGCTAAATCAATGTTAACAGGCTGACTGTGTTTAATAACTAAACGTGCTTCACCTAGGTCCTGGTAGCTAAGTCTACTAGTTCCGTACATTTTACTTTCCATCATTGGCTCTTGCGGCATAACTGGTTCTTCCTTAGGTTTTGCTTTAAATTCGTAATCACGCTTAGTTAAATTATCTTTACCTACACGATCTATTTTAAAATTTAGTAGTCTATTTTTACTGAATTGTCTTAAATTGCGAATAAACTTAAACACACTAGGATGATTATCTGTAGCAAGATCCCCAACTAGTTCCACTAGCACACCATCATCCTCGTCAAGTGTAATAGCAATAGTTCCAAGTGGTACACCATCATGCTTATATTCAAATTCAAAGAATCGAGCATTTGGTATATCAGTCTTTTTACTTAAAACATTGGCGTTTTCATCGCCCATTTTAACGTCTGTAAAGCGGGGGTCTAGAATTTTATATAGGTCTGATGCTACTTTGTTTAAATTCGTGTTCATGTTATATTTATCACTAACCGGTTGTTATGAATATTGGCAGAGGTGGTATAAAATCTTCAGTATCTGCCCAATCGCTATGTACTTTTAACTGTTCAAACACTGCAGGATCCCATTCTGCTAATATTACACTCATGCGTATTACTAATAACAAAGCGGCTACTAAATCGTCATGTTCGCCTACTTTTGCGGCAAAACTTGTACCTTTAGCTATGAAAGTTTTAAGTTCTGATATTAAACTCTTACTATTTAGAGTCATTTTATTTTCTTCAATTAAGTACTTAATCTTAGCACAAGCTGATATTTTGTTGCCAAATGTGGTATTAAATCCTTTGCGGAATTTCTTCACGTGTCCTTTACGTGCTGGTTCGCTTAAGAATAATCCCGGGAATGTTTCTTCACCTAAGTTATCAATAACAACTAGAGCACTTTCGCCCACAGTATTATTTTCTACACTCCAGTAGATTTGATTGTAGTTTTCTCCACCTAATTCATCACTAATGTGTTTTAATACATCTCTAAATATCTTAACCTGCTGTTGAATAGGAGTAATATTGTGTTGCCATTCTGCTACTTGTATCATAGTAGGCAATTCAAACACTTCGATAGCACCATAGTCGCCACCTGTGCCTAGACTAGGATCTAGTGCCGCTAGATAAACCTTGTCGGGTTCTATCTTCTTATACCAACGCACTTGTCCCATTTTTAATATAGGTTCACGCCCTAGCAACTCTGCTAGTTTAAGTGAGTTGATTAGTGTTTCATCGTAAACTAAGAACTCGCAACCATACTCACGGCGGAAACGTTCTTCGCCGATACGGCCCATTTCGACTGCTTTCCACGTGTCATCGCGATCTGGGTGTTCATACCATTCGGCACGGAATCCGTGGAAACCATTGCGCCCTAGCCCATCTTCTTTAGTGTTGCCGTGTTCGTCAAATAGGTCTTGTGACTCTTTCCAAATGACAGCAAACTCGTCTTCGTCACTGTTAGGCGTTGAAGTAATAATTGCTCTACCACCAGTTGCTAGTGTTGGTGAGATTGAGGTCCAAAATTCTGTAGCAATGTTAGGTTGAACGAAAGCAAACTCATCGCAATACAGTAAGGATATTGACATACCACGACCAGTATTACCGGTAGTAGTTGCTGATACAATTCGTGATCCGTTATCAAAATCTATACTCCCTTTGTTATAACTTACAACACCTGCTCGTAAAAAGTCAGGGCATAATTCATATCCATAACGGATACGTTGCATAATTTCTTGTGCGCCTGTGTATTTGTGTGCGGCAACTAGAATAGTTTGATCTGGGTGGAACATAGCATACCATAGCAAGTATGCTGACGCACACGTGGTCTTACCACTTTGACGTGGTAGCATATTGATGTTGAATCGAAAATCATGATAACTATGTAATAGTCTTATTTGATAGTCGTAAGGTTCAAACAGCACTTTACCTTTAACGGGATGCTGTATGTGAAAAAAGTTTTTAGCAAAGTGAAGATACCCGTCTTCAGTATTAGAACATGCTAACAAGTCTTGTACTTGTTGTTCTGTAAACTTTTCTTTGCTATGCGCCTTTTTGGTTAAGACGCCGTCTAATGATTTTGCCATATGTTTATTTACATAAAAAAAGGGCTCCAAAGAGCCCTTTTGACACTGCTGACGAATATTACAGGTTTATTAATTATAGAATGCTAGTAACAAATAGCCTACTACAACATAAGGAAGAAAGGTATGAAATAAATTAATCACCTGCTCCAGCCCCCATTACTACCGGTGTTTCAGGACATTCGTTGATTCCTAATTCCTGAGCAAGACGTTCTGACACCCATTCAAATGGATCGCCGTCACGGGCTTTTTTAACACCGTATGGCATTTCGTCAAAATAATAGTCATATAACGCATCAAATAGATGTTCGTTTAGATCGCCGCCTTCTTGAAAATCTTTCACTTCGCGTTTGTATGTATTTAGAATATGAGTTAGTGTATGACCAGTATGATCTGTTAATGTGCTTTCTTTCAAGTCGCGAGTTTTAACTTCTTCATAATGTGCTTGTAATTTTTCTACTAAACCCTCATGCACTGTTGTACTTTGGCGTAGTGTATTATTACCTGGGCTATAATGTGGATTCATTTTGCCCTTGCTATTCATATCATCACCTGTTGCTGTAACAGCATCGATACCTTTAACTTGTGTACCAGAAGTGCCGTGCGGTGAATTAGCAAATGTTTGAGCATCATCAACTGCTTCTTCAAAATCTTTTTCGTCGCCTATTAATGGCTCTTCGTGACTGTGTTTTTCACTTGGCTCGCCCATTAATGGCTCATCGTGATCACTGCCACCTTTTTCAATACTGCGAATAATATCCATCAAATCTTTAATACCGCCAGCACCTTGACCGTTCATGCTGATATTCATAGTAACGTTGTCTGGTTGCTTTTGTGGTTCAGCATGCATGATTGCCGCTGGCATTGGCATATCACCACATTCTTCAACGGACACATCTTTGCCTTCTTCAATGGCTTTCATTTTTAACATTAAATCTTGTAAATTCATTATTTTGCTCCCTTCATTGGATCAGTAACTTTGACCTGTTTAGTGAAAATATTTTTAAAATTTGTTTTTGTTTCCACTTGCTTTCCAGGAGTTTCTTTAACGTGTTTTGGCATACCGTCAGCTAACAATTCATCATTGATGCCTTTAAATTGTGTGCCCTGATGTTTTTCTTTACCTAGTTCTTGTAAGAAACGCATCTTATGTTTTTCATCAACTAACTCACTATTGTTGCTAGGTTCTTGGAAAGTACCCACCACAGCTTTGTGTGTACGCTCATCGTGTTCGTGGTTAATAGCAAGTTCTTCAACTTCCTTCAAGCTCATTGCTTTTACTTCATTTAATGGTTTACCTAGGCCAACGGCTACTAAATCACGAACTTGATGACTAGTTACAGGGTAATCAGTAGCAATGTCAAACACTGTCATTTCAATGTTTTTATGCTCTGGAAAATCTGAATGATTTTGCTGTATTGGTGTGCGTTTACCTGCGCTAACAGAAGACACTTTAAATTGGCTCAATGCTGACTTTAACTGTTTGCTACAGTCGCTTGGGCAGTCGCCAATTACTTTTACTTTAAATTCGTAAACTTTTTTGCTTTCTGTTAAGTATTCTTTAAATGATTTCATAGTCTGTTCCTAGTACTATATTTATTTCAAATTCTTTAATTTTTCAAGTAAACTGTTGCGATCAGTAATAATAACACCGTCACCTTGTAGTGTTACACCTTCGTCTGCTGAATTAGCATCTTGATCTAGTTTTTGTTTTTTAAGCTGTAGATCTATCATCTTTAGCTTTTTATCTAATTTAGCAGTCTTAGCTTGGATAGCGTTGCCTAGCATACTAGCGGCGACTTCAAATAGTCGTCCACTGTAACGTGCTTCAACATTCATACCTAAATCCATAATATCCTCATAGGCTTCAGTGGCACGTTTAGCTAGATCATCTAGTTCAGCATCACCTAGATCACCTAGGCCTTTTACTTGTGGTAAGGCAGCAGATATTTTATCATATTCGCTAATATCGCGAAGAAATGGCTGGGCTAATTCGGCCTTTGCCTGCTTCTTTTCTTCCTGTTTAACAATCTTCTTGCTTTCAGGTAAGTTTAATAATTCTTCAAGTTTCTTAGTCATAATATTACTTATGCTTATACTTGGCTGAATAAATCATTTTCGTTAACAATACGGAATTTCAACCCTTGTTGTTTACACCATAAAGTTGCGGCAGCCCATTTGGCTTGATTCTTAACAAACTGAGCTTGGTTATATTTGTTCTTTCCTACTCGCTCTAATATAGTCTGACTAGCTGGTTTAATTTCAATTAACTCTACTAACATCTTTCCAAACTTATCAGTGTATTGAATAAAGAAATCAGGAACATATACTGTTTGACGACCAGTAAGGGGATCTCTGTAGGGGATTTGTACAGCTTCACTTGCCCATTTAGCAATATTAGGATTGTTATCGCAAAAGTTCATAAATGACCACTCCCAACTAGAGCGATATATAGGCATTTTGTTGCCCACATATTTCTCCGGATGTTTCATAGTGAATTTGCCGCGGGCGAATTTAGCCATATTATGTTAATATGTTTCGGGCCTCAAATGTATCAGTTTGAACAGATACTCTGTAACCTAATACACTGGTCTTCTCTCTCGAAGCATTTAATACCTGAGCGATTACTTGACTTAGTTGAACATCAGTTAGACCTTTGAGTTTGTCTAATAGACTAAACACGCTGACGTTTTCATTTCTTGCTTGATTTAAAAGTATAATTGCGGTTGAACTAGCACTACTGTAATCAAATCCTCGTTTTTGAAAAAATCCAACTGTAGCATCAATCTCTGCAGCAGGGAAGTTAACTTCATTAGTGAAGAAATTATCAAAAAATTGTTTAGTGCTAACAGCACCAGTAACTACAGAGATAGGTAAATTTCCAGTCGTCATATTATGATCCTGATTGTTCTTGATTGCTATTTGATCCGCCGTAAGCTGCCGCAGGATCTGGAACTATGCCGCTTGATGTTGCGTCTGTGGTGCCGCTACCAAATATGTTGCTAACGCTAGGTAAACTTGGAAACGATATATCGCTTAGACCGCCAATAGCTGAACTAATAGCGCCACCAACTGCTCCGGCTATATTACCAACTGCGCCAATAGCCCCCGGTAATAAACCTGCGGCTACAGTTGCTATACCTAATCCAGTTGCGATATTTCCTGCTAAATTATTACTTCCACCGCCTGTTGATGTAGCACTGGTATTTTGTTGACTGGCAACTTGATTTAATACTGCGGCTAAGAATGATCCAGCATTGCCCTCAATATCAAGACTTTGAACAAAGCTAGGGTCAACTACACTTGGATCAGGATTAATACCTTTTAACGGACTAGGAGAATGATCATAGTGTGTAAGACCAAATCCTTCTGGATCACCGTCGGCAACTGCGCCAACATTGTAGGCAACCGCCTCATATTTGAGCCTCATGCTGAAATCATGTGTGCCTACTCCGGCATAGTCTAATTTGTTATGATTCCAACTAGTAATCATAGGATTGACTAATTGATACTCAACATACTCATGTCTAGCCATTTGATAAATTTTAATATAGTTAAAAAACGGAGTAGTACTGTTATTGTCGTATCCATATGACGCTGGAATATAACTAGATTTTTTAGTAGCATTACGACTGAATGCGCCAGCGACTGTTGCTGATCGAGGATCGGCATAGTAATAACTATAATATGCTTGCCATAGTTGATTAATTAACCCCATGTTATCATCATGGAAGTTGACATTAATTTCTTGATACTGTTGCTGAAACTGTACAACTTTTTTTCTATTGTATTGATTTAGTGTTTCAGTTTGAATTTGAAAATTAGGCAATTCAATATTCTTAACTAGCATATTAATTTCTTGGCCATATCGTTGTACTAACTGTGCGTTAGGTACAGCGGCAGTGTTAATTCCAAATGCTACGTGAAATAAGAATTTCTGTTTAGGAGCCAGCCTGAACTGGTCAACCGCAAATAAATTTGCGGCGTGGCGATAATCCTTTAGATAAACTGTTGGATCTGCTTGTAAATTACTGTTGGCTGTGAATCCCATAGTATTATTTATTTAAATAATTATATGCGTAGTTTATGATTAGTCAACAAAAAGCCTACGTAAGTAGGCTTTTTGTATTAAGAACCTAATGCGTTTGTACC